TTGGTAAATAAAAGAATCATAAAATGGAATAGCTAGCATTAAATCTTTTTTATTCCACATTTTCTTTAAATCTTTTTCCGTAACTTTATTGTCTTGATCACAATGGATGTAAGAATATATTTTGTAAAGTTTTTTAATTCCCTCATCATTTTTAGCTATGACAATGATTTTATGAAATGGTACCCTTTCTTTTTCTACCTCATATTCTTGGCACATATTCACTCTAATGCCAAAAATTAATTGTAGGTTATTTTCATCGCAAGTTTTTTTAGCTTCCAAAAATCCATGCATTGTGTCCTCTATGAGTACAACTTCTTTTAAACCAGCATCTAAAGCTATATCAATGATGCTATCTGCGCCTCCTTTTTGTACTTTAGCAGGAGGCTTTAATGTTAATATAGATTTACCAATGCTATAATGACTTTTGAATAAAGGTATAGACATATAATGATATTACTATGGCTAAAGCAATATGTCAAGTGTAATTCCACCGGGGGCAACCAGAATAATGTATTTTCTTTATCACAAAATTCTTTTTCCGTTTGGCTAATAAAGAAGAATATTCTTCAGGGAAAGCGGTTTTAATTAATTTGTTATTTTCATCATAAAGAGCATAGTAATCAAAAGGAAATTTATAAACACAGTGCCACATTGGATTGCCATCTTTTTTAAGCTGGCCTCTATATTTTGCAAAGCCGCAAACAATTTGACCTCCGAAGCTTCCGTCTTTTGGTCTCGGTTTATCTGCAGCATAATTAGCTTTAGCTTGGCGCTCAGAGAAATTTTCTAAATATGTTTGGGATTTAGTGAGATCTATTTCAAATTTATCTAATTTAGATGCGCTTATTTTTTTCATTTTCATTGTCCCTTTCGAGTTAAGGTCAAATTTTAAAAATAAAAATTCACTAGTCCTGTTTTTATAGTCGGGGAACAGCTCTCTAATGGCGAGACAATAAATATAATCTTGAAGATTTTTATTTTCATCTTCTCCTTTGAATACCTGCTTGCTTGTTTTAAAATCTCTAATGATAGCTGAGTTATTTTTTTTATATAGAAATAACTTATCAATGAAGCCTTTTATGCAGTAGTCTTTTTTTTCATCTTTAATATGTAAATCAAATTCATATTCTGAATGATGTTCGGTGGGTCTACCTCTTTCACCTCCAAAAAAATCATACTCTAATCCAGCTAGGGTCATATCCTTAATCATTTTGATATTATCATGATCGTCGACTCCTAGCTTAATTGCATGTTTATAGATTAGACGTTCAATAGAAGGAACGCTAAATACATTTTTAGATTTAATTATCTTTTTAAATTTAGCCTTATGACGTGAATTGCCTAAGCACTCAAAAATCAAATGGCAAACAGACCCTCTAGCCGCGCCATCATTGGTTTTATCGGGGAGCTTTAGGTGATATTTTGCCCAATATAGATAGCTGCAAGTCTTCGCTGTTTTTAAGCGACTTGCGGATAACTTAACTTTAGAAGAAGAACTCATTAGCAATCTAAGTATTCTTTTAGGAACTCAATTCTGCTGTTGAGTTTCTTTCGATTGGAGATAATAGATGATCCACGTGAGGATTCTAGCTTTTTTAATAAAAATTTAAATTGAGTTTCGGGATTTACTTTTTTATCTATCCATGAATCAAATGTCTCTTTGAGGTGCATATCTGAAAAATCATTTTCAACGGGTAATTTAATGCAAATTTTAGATAAGTCGAAGAAGTCCATTAATTTAACAAAATCTTTTATAGCCGATTCTAATCCCGCATTTACTGATTTATGGCTATCGTTATTGTATGCGATTGTGATTTTAGAAGGATTTAAAGCTATAAGCTCGCAAATTTGTTTGGATGAAATGCCTAAACCAAAAGTAACTAAATGATTATACATTTTATTTTCTGTTAAAGCTAGACTATCTCCCACGCTCTCTACTAAAACCACTTCTTGCTTTTTCTCTATTGAATCTCGGAAAATATAACCTTCGTTAGTAGGGAGATATAAAGGGTAAAGCCAATTTCGCCTTTGACCAAGATGCTTCCATTTAGGTAAGGTAGAATCAGGGGTATATCTTAAAGACCTGCCAGTAAATCCTATAATATTTTGAGGAACCTTATGTTGAAAAATAGGAAATGTGTAACGTCCGTTCATTTTTCCGGCAGTTGCATAACCCCCATGATACATTTTTAAAGTTTTTAAAGATATTTTTTTATCTAAATAAAATTTATGATGAGGCAATAATTTTTTAAGGTCTTCTTTAGTATAAACTTGATCCATTTTTATTTTAACTCGGTTATCTCTTTCTTCTAGAAAGTTTAATTCTAGTTTATCTGATTTTACATATTTTTCAATACGTGTTTTGTCGCTCGTCCCAAGAACTTTTCCTACTAGGCGAGTAAAGGGTTGATGACCTATATCATCTACAAAATCTCTCCATACTCCAGAGTCTTTATAAATTTGAATCGCAGTTCGATTGTCTCCATTCCTCCAAATTGCAGAAGTCTGCCAATAAGGACCCCTATCGTTTAATTTAAAACCAAGCTCAACTAACGCTTGCTGTATATCAGTTTGGTCTAAACGCTGGTACTGGATCGTCTTCTCTTTCATTTTCTTCAAATTCTCCTTGCGCTCCTAACGCATTTGCTAAATCTAATTGATCTCCTACTTCGCTTGCAGTAAAGGCGTCCATACTTAAATGAACTACATTTTGCTTTAAAGAGTCGTCAGGCATTCGAACGGGTTCCGTGGCTCTAGTGTAACTTTTTCCTAAATGGCGAGCTTTAACATTAATTAATTTATGAGTTCCAAAATTTGGTTCTTCATCTATCTCATCTAAAGTTTTTTTACGCAGGATGAACATGTGAGAACAAAATTGGGTAATGCGGTCTGAAAGTGAAACTATACTTTCATCATCTACTATATTTTCTGCTCGCCTATTATTAACTACGCCAGAACGGTTGCTTTGCACTGACGTAATCATTGGTATGATGGGCTCTCCATCCTTGCAGATCTCTTTTTGAATTGTTCGTTTAAATTTATCTACCATCTCCCCTACTACTTGCCACTCGGACTTGCCATTTTGAGAATCATTTGCGGTTTTTATATAATCAAAAGAAAATATCATAGGGTTACCCCTACCTACAGTTGAATAATAAAAGCGTCGAAGAGTAGCAATCATTTTATCTACTGTATAGCCTCCAACATTATAATAATAAAGTTGTATTTCTTGGTTGCGTATTTTCTCAAAAGCATCTCGAACTTTATTGACTGTTTCATCTCCTAGTTGTCTCCAAAGTCCAGTTTCAAGGTAGTGATGACCTACACCGGTAAGAGCTGAAGCCTGACGGGTAATAATTTCTTCTTTGCTCATTTCCCCGTTATCAAAATGTAGAATAGGTACATTATGCATGCGAGATACTTTAGAGCAGAAGTCGAGACAAAAACGGGTCTTGCCGACCCCAGAACGAGCTACAATGACAGTTATATTGCCGGGCCTAAGCAAAGAACCGTATAACTCTTGAAGCCTTGCATGCGGTCCTATAAGCCCAAATTCTTCCACTGGATTATTACCTCTCTCTTCTATGAATTCTTCTAGTTCATCGTAGATATTCACCGGTTTATCAGGGCCGTTATCAAATAGATTCATTTGATTATTGAACGTCTCGTCCGCTGTCTGGATGATTTCTTCAAAGTCAGCAGAAGCAGAAATCTTTTTTATCTTTTTCGCTACGTCTTGAGCAGCTTGATAAATAGAGCGCCTGATAGAATATTTCTTCAACTCTTGCGCGATAGAGGTAACTTGGCTTGGGGATATAGCCCGTAATGATAAGGAATGAATATAATCATTAATATTTAAATCTTGAGGAAAGCTAATATTAAAAGAAGCAATCCTTTGGGCTAAAATTACATGGTCTACATCAGCTCCTTGGTCTATACATTGACGTAATGCCAAAAATATAGTTTTATTTGTTTGATTATCATCAGCATAAAAATCTGATTCATCAATAAAATTTTCAATTTCAGCGTACTTATCAGGGTATTTAATTAAAGCCCCTAGCAAATGTTGTTCTAAATCAAGAGAGTGAATCATACGGAGTGTAAAATAACAAACAATAGAAAATATGTCAAGTTAAATCGGGGTCACCTTCATCCATTGTTGCTTTTTCTCCAAGCTCCATATCTTCCAAGAATCTTTCTAAAGCTTTCCGTAATCCCATCTCAATAATTTGAGACCCAATTTTACAATTAATCATTGGCCTTCCTTCACTATCTACATAAGCTAAAATAAAACCTCCACCGTCATCTCCATTTCCGGTAAATTCATACATCTTATCTAAAAAGCTTTCCGGTATCGCGAATTGAGAATTGCTTATATTATCGTCTTCTAACATACTTTTATATAATATATTACACTAAAGGTTTTACAAATCTAACGTTTTATCTAGGTCTAATAGCTTGCTTTCTCCATCGAAATACTCAATAAACTTAATTTCATTAATTTCGCAAAACTTTATTTTATCTTGATCTCTTTTTAATTGCTTTAAGTAATTAATTTTACTGCCAGCATGCATAAATGGGACAAATTTAGTATGTTGCCTTCCCTGAACTTCGATTATAACATTTTTGGTAGCATTGTAAAAATCAAATGTCATACGGGTACCTGCTAACGGGAATTCTTCAAACACTATATCTTGTTTCCAATATTTTTTTAAATATTCCTTAACTGAGTTTTGTACTTTACTTTTACTCTTTCCTTCCCAGTCTATAAGATACTTTCTGGCAGCTTTTATTTTTCTAGTAGAGCCAAATAATGTTTTAAACACCATAGCTAGAGGTTAACATTTTTTTAAAATAATTTAAAAGAAAGTCTTTGGTGTTCTC